AAGCACCGCCGATTGTAACAGCTTCACCAACTGTAAACACATGATTTTTTGCTACTTGGATGGTTACTGCATCGGCAGCCGCTTCAGCTGTAGCTTTTCCTGTTTTAACAACATGATAAAGACCGTTTGTATCTTTACCCACAATCACAAGCGGAGGAAGCTCATCAATGACTCCCTTCAGTTCCGCGCGGGCGATGGTTCCACCGCCTTGGATGTCCTCGATAATCTTCTCTATACCGGGGGCATACTGAAATTCAGTTTCTTTCTTTCTAAACATAGCAAAATGAATTAATTATTAATCTTCCAGACCAAGGCTGGCAACTCCATTATTATCACTTTCCTCATCCTCCATCAAATCCAACCATTCTTTCTCTGAACGTTCTTTCGGCTTATAAGAATTAGGTTTGTAATCACCACCGGCAATTTCATCATCAATTACTGATTGCTTGATTTCTGCATATTCTTCTTGCAAATCCTTGATCTGATCTTCAACTGACGTCTCAGAATTGACATCGATACGTGAAAACCATTTTGCTGGAAGCTTTGAACTTTCAAACAGCCCCTTTGCTGATGATTGTTTTGTAGAAGTCGCCATTGTAGTTGCAACCTTACCCACAGTGTCTGTCAACGCTTCAATTTGCTTTTGTTGAGCCTTAAGAAGTTTAGTAACAGCAGGTGGCAAATCTCCAAAATCGTCCTCATCTTCATCATCGTCATCAACGCCCTTTTTGGTTTTCTTCCCTTTGGCAGTAGGTTTCTCAATGGGTTTCCCGTCTTTCAAACCGTGCTTTTTCTCATACTCTGCAATAGCTGCCTGCATTACAGTTTGTGAATTCTGATCATTAGCGGTCAAATCTGGAAGAATATTCTCCTTGAATAATTCAATATAGTTATCCAAATTCTCTTCGCTCTCAATATTGAAAAGTGCCTGGACCTTAGCCGCATACTTTTCAGGGATTCCAGCCTTTTTCAAAGCCGCTTTGATTACTGCTAAAATTTTCATAATTCTTTTTCCTTTAAAATATAAGTAAGAGAAAGTTTTCCTTACCGTATATTTTATTTTGAATCCAATTAATTACATTTGCAACCATGGAAGAATTAAATGACAGACATGAATATTTTAATTTATATTCATCACAATGTGGAGAATGCATTTTTTTTGACTGGTCTACCTGTCGGACATGTAATGCTTTCCCTAAAGGCATTCCAGTCGCCATATTAGAGGGAAAGCAAAAACATGATAAACCAATACAAGGCCAGGAAGGAAATACTATATTTACTCCCGAGTCTTAGCCTTTGAGTAATCCCATCCATTTTTAGTACTTATTCTTTTCCACAATGTGTGAAAATGAACTGTACTTGCTTGACTCGGTGTAAGAGTCCCTTTATTGATTCTATTACCAAATTCAGATCGAATGTTTTTATTTTCCTGATTAACCATTTTTTGTAGTTCCTCAAATGAAATTCCCCATCCATTATCTGGCCGTTTCATTCTGAAAGTATAATTCGGAGTTACAGCTCGTATTTCTGCCAAATCCCAATTCACAGCAAGATATATATCATCTGGACTAAAAGAGTTTCCTATTCTCTCTAATGAATTATCAGGATATCCCCAACCGCGAGGATGGTTATGAGTTAATATGCTATCTTTCATCTTCAAAAGCTCATCATTATCAAAGGAAACACTATATTTAGCACCACGTTTATCAATTAAAATATTACCATTCTTATCGAATACAACTCCTGTCTCAAATTTTTTATTTAAGCGTATTTCACTCTCTGTATTAGCTATTTTATTGTAAAGTTTCCGTTCATTCCATTTTTGCTGAATATCTGCCTTCTCTTCATCGGTTTTGATGCGTTTCGACTTTATGAACTTAGCCGGTTTCTGTTCTGAAGTAGAAGAGCTAGCAATTTTAAGAGGCTCTCTAATAAAGTTATCCTTCATCCAATAGGCTTTATCTAATGCCTGTTTATTGTTATCCACAAATGATTGAGCAGCACTAGGAATATCTTTTATAACCAATTGCTCCGGCACTTCATCCGTGAGCAGATAGTCTGCCAAATCTTCCGGCTCCATAGTAATCGGTGTAGCAAAGCAAATACAGAAAGGATGCCAACCTGTGAATTTGAATGTTTTCGGATATTTACCGACCATAGCATCACATATCTTACATGGGCCCTTATTGTTTGCTGAACGCTGTATTTCTATGCCAAGTACGAAATCTTGCTGACTCCAACGTTCGTGATCCGCACTACGGTAAGCTGTGTTCGTTGTTGTTGCAGATGTCCGGAGAGCGTTCATCTTGGCGCTACGATACACACCCTGTCCCGGATGGTAGTCTTTCATGGGACGAGACAATACCAGCTTACCTTCTTCATTCCGCACACGACGAAAGCGCTTGTCCGGATCGTTCAGCAATTGACGTATGTCACTACTGATGCCATTCGCATTACGGCCAACAGAAACACCACTATCAAGGTAGAATTCAAGCTGTGATTTTGTCTGCTGAGTAATATTCCACACACGATCAGACAGCCTTAATCCATTTACATCTGCATTCTTCTGTAGGGCTTCTAAAGCAGTGAGATTATGAGAAAACATACCTTCTTTGGTGGCTGTACTAATGGCCATACCTTCAATATACTTCCTAATGAAATCATCATTCTTTTTATTGGATCGATCCCATGCGTCATGCTGGAAAAGCTCCATATTAGTTTCTAATTGAGATTTCAATGTCAGCAGTTCCCGATCAACCGCATCTTCCACCTTCTGATTACGTATCCACACGCTACTTTTCCCCGCATCATCCCATTTACGGAGATACGGAGAAATAGAAAGTATAAACTGGTTAAAGATATTGGCTATTATAGCCTGCTGTGCAGCAACTTTCTGTATATGCTGTTTGTCGTAGAAAGAAAGTCCAGGCATATTATTAAAGTGTTGCGCCTAGGAATGAGTTGTTTTGAGCCGTATCTTTCTCGTCTTGCTTCTTGCGGCTCAGTTCTTCTTCAACATTATCCGTATATGGCGAATTTTTAATAATCGTCTCTTTACTATTGAATTGGGATGCTGTTTCAAGATTCTTAAGTTCTTCTGCCAAGTCCTGTGGAAGAATGCTGCCAAACTCCACCTCAATATAATTATCATTTAGCTGAGAGGCATATTTAGTATGCGTAATATTAGCCATACCAGCTTGAACGATTGCCACTGTTCGTTGTACAGCAGGGCCGAATATTTCCATCTGTTCACTGGCTTTAATCTCTGCATCAATCAACATAAAACGACGGGAAGTGCCGCTAAGGTTGCCGAGTCCCATTAGTTTACTCATAGATAGATCTGGGCTAGAAGCTCCGGAATGTATAGCATCGTCCAATTGGTTCAGTTCGAGTGTAACGGACTCACAAGACTGTTGCCACGCTAAATAATCAGCGTCACCGTGATACGAAGTACCGGTATCTGCATCCACTTCTATACCGAAATTTAACTCTTTGCCTACAGTTTCTTTGCTCGGTAGGTTTGCAAGGCCATAGGTTTTTAGAATTGGTTCAGAGAAATAATCGTTTGTGTCGGATAGACGGGAAAGTCTCATCTCTTTTTTATCTATCAAATTGGCAACATCATCCCAGTCAGGACAATCGACTTCGGCATATACTACCGGAATTTTGCCAAAACGATTCTTAGTCCTTTTTACTTTCCAGATACCATCCATAATGCCGGAATAGATGGTGTCTTTCGTGTATATCTTTACACATTCACAGGTACGTCCATCAACCTCTGCATTATATTTATAGAGGAAGCCGTCCATATCGTCATCTTCATCGAAATGCGGATAGAATTCACATTCGGTATTGCTATCTTTAGGAGTAGAGAGGATCTTAACCTTTAGCTGGCTTTTTCCATCATCCCGGGTAACTGGATAGAAGATAATCGCTGCTTTGGTTTCAGACAATACCTTGCGAGCAAACTCTTTCAATACAGATTGCATCTTGAGCTTACGCTTGTAGACCTTCTTAAACTCGCTGAAACCGTCGTTAGGATCTTCGGCCGTGATAGTCATTTCCCCACCAAATAAAAAGGCCACAGAAGTACGGACAATCTTTTTGGGTAGATTAGTCACGGTTTGAGCGACTTCCACAGTTTTATCCTCTAGTCTCTTAGGCTTTTCTTCTCCCGTTTCGGAATCAACCTCTTTTTCTGTATCTGAATATACAGCAATCTTCTTCGATTCACGATACCCTACAGATTCTTTGCGTCGGGTTCTATCTCCTTCGTATTCTTCCATATACTCGCGAGGATTACGATTCTCACGAGTATCAACGCATAAATCACCTACTATGCTACCGAAGTCGTCTTTCTTTAGAATATCCTTAATGTCTGGCATACATTTTTCTCTTAAAATATACACAGGAAGAGATTTATCCACGCCCTACCTTACGAGTTGATGATTTCAACTTCAAACCAAGTGATTCTGCGAACTCTGCAAGTATTGTCATTCCGTCCGGAGCATCATCATGGGCATTGTCACCTTCACGTTTATAGTTGGTAAGTGACTTCATGAATCGACCATAGTCAGAGCCTTTAGTGTATTCTGATTCATCCAAGAATACACAATGCTTTTTGATCCAACCGGCTTTCATGATGATGCGCGTTTCTTTGTGTTGAGTAGTCGGTCGTGCCTGTATGACACATGATTTCTTTTGTCCTGTAACGATCTTGCGCACATTGATAGCAAAGATACGTCCACCGTTGTTAGACTCAA